CAGTCGAACTGCACCCCATCACGAACCAACACAAACATAGGAAGCCTCCAGAAGTATCGCGGGCAGTCTACATCGTTAGCTAATTCGCACAATAGCTAATTAGCAATCGCTTGGCTTCGGGCAAGTTCACAGCCCTTCCCGACGGCCCGATCGCCAGCCGCCCTGCAAGATCGGTGACAACCAACTAGACAGCGATGATGGCCGGCCGATCGCTGAGCGCGAACCCACCCCCCTCACTGTCGACCGGGAGCGTAGCGACCTACCAGGCCAACGGCCGGCGCGTGATCGACTGTAGGGCCGGCATGATGGGTAGTGGTCTTGCGCGGTAGTCCTCCGGCGCGCAAGGAGTGGAGCGCGCCTCACTGACGGAACGGCGGCGGCGATCGCAGAGAGGGGTCAACGTCCCGCCGTGCCGTAGGCACGAATTGCGGGCGGCCTTTATTGCCTGGGCGAAGCTCAGGCGGAAACAGATTGTTCTCGGCAACGCCGAGGCATTACTAGGGATGCCGTAGGCAGCCCATGCTTTCCTAGTTGTATTCAGGGAAAGACCAACACCTACTTAAACCGATTCTTGGGGGACTTAATATTTTGGGGGTGTGACTTAAATTCCTTTCGCGGCGCGCCAGATCCGCCGGCGAGAGTCTTCGAGCCGCAAAAGAGGTGCGCGCAGGGCTGCGCCAGGATTAGCCGTTAATCGCAGGGAGAGGGGAGGGTTTAGCGAAAAAACGCCGGTAGGCGCCCATAGCGTGGCGCCCCGGCGGTCGGGGGAAGTGCTTTGTCAGGAGGGAAATGCGGCGGGCTAACTGCCGCCGTCAAGCCGTCGACGGACGAATTCGTCGTAACTGATCCAGCCGTGCTGAGTCTGCATTTTAAGCTGCTCAAGCCCGCGAGGTGCGCGGCCCAAGGCTGTCTTGATGCTGATCAGTACCTTGGCTTCATGCTCGGCGTATTCCTGCTTTAGAGCAGCCTCTACGGACGCGCGCGCACCAGCAATACCCGGCTGCCGGTTCTTGGCGGTTGCCGATCCGAACAACTCGCGATGCACGTTCGCGGACTGGATCTCTTTGACCAAATTTTTGCGCTGATTGACGTTCTCAACGCCCGCCTCGATCGCGTCCAGCAGGAAGCTGCCGACACGGCCATGCGCTCGCTTGCGGGCCTTCTCGACGCGCTTGGGATTCCACCCGGTAATCAAGCGCAGGAACTTTTCGCTAAAGGTCTTGATGGCCGTAAGCGCCCGCTTCCCGGCGTCCTTTTCTTCGTACTGCTCAAAAACGCTGATCGCGCCAGCCTTCTTGAGGTCGCGCACGGCGCGCCAAAATCGCGACGTCGGCACCTCTTTTACTTGCCCTTCGTTCTCGCGATCCTTGATTTCGCACGTCATACCGCAACGCCGGGCAATCTCCAAAAAGGTGATGCTGACGAAGGCGCCTGTGTTGGTGTAGTAGCCCACACGCAAAGACTTCAGGTCGAGGCAGGTAAAGATCACAGACGTCACCAGCGCATGAGACTCGCGGGCCTCGCTGCGATTCTGACGCATGGAGCCGTCTTTGTTCTTTTTCTTTGAGAGGTGTGCCAAGGGCGGCAAGGCGGCGGCGTTATCAAAGTACGCCTGAATGCGGTTGATGCCGGCCTGAATCAACTTCGGCCAATGGCCACCGCTGGGGTCGTGCAGATTGAGCCGAGTAACGGCCAGCGCCTGCGGGTCGTGCCCACAGCGATTACCGGTGCCCAGGAATAACCCCGGGTGCTTGTAAACCTTGCGGCCCCAGCTCAATGGCTGAGGGCCTGCATCGGCCATCATGGCGGACATGCTGCTTTCCCCTAAGCAACGGGCTTGCTTCGAAGGGAACCGTCCACTAAACTCTGACCTTGTCGCGGTCTTCCAGAGTTTTTTGGGAACGATCACCGAGAACCCCCAAGGCTTGCCGGCCTCGGGGGTTTTCTTTTTTCTAAGCCCTTGTAAACCTTAAAATTCTTGTCTCTCGGCAGTGTGCCGGACGCCGAAAGAATAGCAAAGGCGATCAGGCTTGAACATCAAAACTGTTTAAAAGTTTCTTCCGGCCGTCACTCGACGGCGCCTCACTACTGCCGGGATGGCCAGCCATAGGCCAGCAAATCAGCCCGGATAGTAGCCCCCAATCCCTTGCTGATCAAAAGGTTTCAGCACTGTGACGCGCCGACAGGCGGTAACCTGACGCTTAGAACAACCCCCCCAGCGCCGCCGGCTCCCAATTCATGATCACCAGTTCGCCGGTGACTTCTGCCTGCCCTTGGCGCTGGTTGGCAGTGGTGTAGCGAATGTCCAAGGTTTCAAAATGGAAACCCTCAAAAGCCCGACGGATGTCCGGATGGTCGTTAATGCTGACCATCACCTTGCCCTTGCAGCGGCGCATAAAGTCGGCCATCCGTTCGTAGTTCTCGAAAGGAAAATCAACGCCGTAGCCCGCCGTCTGCCAGTAAGGCGGATCCATGTAATGGAAGGTGTGCGGCCGGTCGTAGCGCTCGGCGCACTCCAACCACGGCAGGTTCTCCACGTAGGTGCCCGCCAGTCGCTGCCATGCCGCAGAAAGATTTTCCTCAATGCGCAGCAGGTTGATCGGCGGGGCCGTTGTGGCCGTGCCAAACGACTGGCCGGAAACCTTGCCGGCGAACGCGTGGTGCTGCAGGTAGAAAAACCGTGCGGCGCGCTGGATGTCGGTCAGGGTTTCGGGGCGGGTCATTTTCTGCCACTCGAAAATCTGCCGCGAACTGAGCGCCCATTTGAACTGGCGCACGAATTCCTCAAGGTGGTTTTGCACGACGCGGTACAGCGTTACCAGATCGCCGTTGATGTCGTTAAGAACCTCAACCCGGGACGGCTGAGGCTTCATGAAATAGAGCGCGGCACCGCCGGCAAAAACCTCGACGTAGCATTCGTGCGGTGGGAAAAGGGGGATAAGGCGATCGGCCAGACGGCGTTTGCCGCCCATCCAAGGGATGATGGGGGAAGACATTAGAAAGCAAGTTCCTTTGCTGCATGAATAGACAGGTGCTAGGCTCGCCGCGCTTCGTGCACGGAGTAAGAGCCTTGGCTGGACTTGCAGGGAGTTTCTGCGGGGACAGTGGCCGGCCGGGATGTTGACGCACCCCGTCCGGCCGCTCTTTTCTACTTCGGTGCTGACACTTCTTTTGCGTAAGCCTGACAGGCTTGCAGCGCGATCAATCCTCGATCGCCGGCGTCGGTGATGCCGATAATTCGCCGAGCATGCGCTGGGTCAAGTTCGGCTCTTGCGCTTCCATGAACCACGCCGCCGGCGCTGGCAGCGGCTGACACCCCGTCACAACGGGCGGCGCTGCTGCCGGCGCTGAGTAGGACTGACAACCGGACATCAGCAGTGGCAAGGCGATCAGACAGGCGTTGCTGAGCTTTTTGCGCATCGGATAGATCCTTATAATGGGTTTTGTCGTTGTCTTTCAGGCGCTGCTCCAGCGCCAGGCGCTTGTCCTGCTCGATCACCAGCGCGCCCACCGATGCCTCGGCGGCCGCCCGGGCCACGTCGGCGGACTGGCGGGCCTGTTCGGCCAGCGCGTTACCGTAACGCCAGTCCTGAATCACCCAACTGCCCGCAGCGCCGGCGACGGCGATCGACAGCAGTACCAGGGCGATCGCCCACGGGCGCACCGGCGCCGGGATCAGATCGAGGATTGACATAGCACCGCCTTGGCCTTGGCCCACAGCTCGCGGCGATCGGCCAGACCGGCGCTGGCCACGTTGATTTTCCGGGTGATGCCGTCGAACAACCCCGCGTCGGCCAGATCGTTAAGGCCTCGATCCCACCAGTACCAGGCCGCCGACAGCGCGGCATATTCCGGCTGCTCGAGCAGCTCAGGCCGCTCGAGCAACGGCAAGCCGAGCGCCTTGCCGCACAGACGGTAATTGTCGCGGCCGGTGATCTGGATCAGACCGCGCCCGCGATAGCGGTAACCATCGCCAGAAGCCTCGGGACCGTTGCCCATGCGATCGGCATAGACGCGGTTGGCCAGCTTTTCCGAGTTGCACAGATAAGCTTTTGCGGCCTCGATCTCGGCCGGATCTGCTCGGCCGTTACGGTTGTCATCAAACCCCGACTTGAACAGCCGCGCGACGCGCTCGGCGTCCCGGTAGTAGAGGCTTTCCGACAGCTTGGTCAGGTGCTGCGACTCGTGCCCGCACTGCGCGATAAACGCCGCTTGGCGCACTGGCGAGGTGATGCGGAAACGCACCATGGCCGCCTCAAGCGCGGACACAAAAACGCCCGCGACAGGGCGGGCGTTGGGGAGGATTTGCAGCAACTGCTGCTGACTGATAGGCATACAAACTCCAGACACAAAAAAGCCGCACTCAGGCGGCGATGGGATGCGGTTACTGTTTCTCGATGTTCACAACCTTGAGCGGTGCTTTCGGCCCTTTCTTTTTCTTGCCCTTGGATTTACCGGCTTTGCCGGCATTGCATTCGACCGTGGTCGACCAGCCGGACTGGGTGAACACCTGCTCGACCGAATCCGCCAGGTATTCGCCATCAAGCCCGACCTTGAAACCCTGAGCGATGATCGGACGCTCGGCGAAGATGTCCGTCCGGCCGGGCATTTCAAGCCGCACATCGGCGGTCGAGCGGTTGAACGCCGACAGACGTGCCTTGGCCGCCGCTTCAGCAGCGCCCTTGTCTGGGTAGATATGGCGATCGGTATGCACTGCCGGCAATCCGTCCGGAGCGTCATCGTTGTCGATGGTGACCACCGCGAGCTTGCCGTTCTTTTTGTCCTGATGCTTGGTCGCAACCGCCTTGTGTGAGTTGCGATCGCCGAGACTGAATTGCCAGCGGCTGAGGTCACTGCGGGTCAGCGTGATAGCGCCAAACGCCTTACCGCTGGCCGTCTGGCCACCTTGGCGCGGCAT